CCAACCGAAGCACGTAGCATTCAACTGCCAACAGGTGCAAACCTTGATCTGGCAACTGAATGGGCAATCGGTGATTCGTTTGACTTTAGCGTCATTACTTTAGCTGCATTTGTTTTGACCATTACGGTCAATACAGGGGTGACTATTGTTGGTGCTGCCACAACTGCGGCTACGTCTGGTGCTTCGGCACGATTCCGTTGCCGTAAGACTGCGGCTGATACCTTTGTTGTTTATCGTATCGGTGGTTAAACCAAGACAGGCCAGCAGAGATGTTGGCCTGTTTTACATGGAGATCAAAATGCCAATGAAAAAAGGTTACTCAGACAAGACCATTGGAAAGAATATTTCGATGGAAATGAAATCAGGCAAGCCCCAAAAGCAAGCCGTTGCAATGGCTCTGGGCATGGCAAGCAAGTCGGCAAAAGCCGCTGGTAAGCCAAGCAAAGCACCAATGAAAAAGATGAAATGATTAAGTCAGCCGCAATTATTAAGACCAAGGCTCTTGCCCCGTGGAAAGAGTTGCGGCTGCAAAAGCGCAAGCTGAAAAAGGCGCAAGCAACTGAGCGTAAAGCTACTAAGCAAGTGCGTCCATCGCCAATGGGTAGACGGGTTGTTGAAGTGCCTGAAGTGGTGATGCCAGTTGAAGTCCTTGAGACCTCAGCGGATGAAAGCCCAGCGACACGCGAGGAAATGCTGCAGCAGGCCGAAGCGATTGGTCTGAAGGTTGACAAACGCTGGTCAGATGCGACACTGCTCAAACACATCGAGGAGCTGGAATGGGCTACACAAAACGACAATTCATAAGCGCAGCCTTTGAAGAAATCGGGCTTGCCTCTTATGTGTTCGACCTTGCTCCTGAGCAACTGCAATCAGCCCTGCGCCGGTTAGATGCAATGATGGCTGACTGGAACGCCAAGGGCATCCGCCTTGGTTATCCTTTGCCGTCCAGCCCACAGGATAGCGATCTTGATGAAGAAACGCTTGTCCCTGATTCGGCTTATGAAGCCATCATTTGCAGTCTAGGCATCAGGCTGGCGCCTAGCTTTGGCAAGCAAGTGATGATTGAGACCAAGACCACTGCCAAGCAGGGTTACGACATTCTGCTGCAAAGAGCCACATTCCCGCTGGAGCAGCAACTGCCTGCGACAATGCCTGCTGGAGCTGGCAACAAGCCTTGGCGGGTCTACGATAATCCGTATATCAGGCCACCCTACAGCCCTGTTAATGCTGGCCCTGATGGGCCTATTGAATACTACTAAGGACAATCATGCCAACGATCAATCAACTGCCAGTCCTGAACACGATTTCAAGCGGCGACCAGCTTCCGGTTTACTCGCCAAACAACGGGGATGCAAGACGCACCTCGATTGGTTCTTTGCTGACGTTTTTTCAGCAGACTTTTGCCTCGCCAACGCTGTCGGTAAATCTTTATGTCCCTGGCTCTGGGTTCAACATTACTGTGCCAACTCCGGTCAGCAATGACCAGTGGATGCTTTTGCAGCCTGCTGGAACGCTGGCAACGGGCACGATCACTCTGCCTTTGAACACTGGTGTGCCTGACGGCACTTCGGTTCTGATTACCACAACGCAGGAAATTACATCGCTAACGATTGCCCTTAATGGTGCATCTGCTATTTATGGTGGCGTAACCTCATTGGCGGCAGGGACGGCAACAGCAATTCGGTTTTACCAGCCCACAAATTCGTGGTATCAGATCAATGCCGAGACTGTTTATGCCGCTGGCATACAGACTTTCTTAGCAACACCATCAAGTGCCAATTTACGGGCAGCAATGACCGATGAGACCGGCACAGGCTTGCTAGTATTTGGAACCAGCCCAACGTTGATAACTCCGATTCTTGGCGTGCCAACTTCTGGGACATTGACAAACTGCACGGGCTTGCCGATTGCAACGGGTGTTGCTGGTTTGGCTGCGAATGTAGCAACCTTTCTGGCAACCCCATCAAGCGCAAACTTGGCAGCAGTCCTGACTGATGAAACAGGCACGGGTGCAAATGTATTTGCTAACACGCCCACATTGGTAACCCCAAATCTTGGCACGCCGACCTCTGGAGTGCTCACTTCATGCACTGGCTTACCGCTTACGACTGGTGTGACTGGTGCGTTACCAGTTGCAAATGGTGGCACTGGTGCATCAGGTGCAGTACAGGCTTTAAGTGGCCCCGGTGCGGTAAACATCACAAGTCTTGCTACTGCATTTACGTCAACTGCTGCGGGTAATGCACTGACGCTTGCAGATGGCGCACAAGGACAGATCAAGACCGTTATTTATGTTGCTGAAGCCGCTGGCGGCGATACGGGTGTTTTGACACCCACGAATCTTGGCAGCGCAACCACAATCACATTCAATGCTGTTGGTGATTCGGTGACTCTCCAGTTTGCTGGTACGGACTGGTGGGTCGTTGGATTCCGTGGTGCGGCAGTCGCATAATGGCAAGCAAGCCCAAGTCCTCGGTTAATGCGGCTGGTAACTACACGAAGCCAACTATGCGAAAAGCCTTATTTGAGAAAATCAAGGCAGGGACAAAGGGCGGCGACCCGAATGAGTGGAGCGCGAGAAAAGCGCAGCTATTGGCTGTGGAGTACAAGAAAAAGGGCGGAGGCTACCGATGAAAGCCCCACAGAAAAGCCTGAAAGACTGGGGTTCGCAAGATTGGCGCACCAAGTCAGGAAAGCCATCGTCTGAAACTGGCGAGCGTTATCTACCTGCGAAGGCCATCAAAGCCCTGACTGCGGCTGAGTATGCAGCAACGACACGGGCAAAGCGTGAGGCTACAAAGGCAGGTAAGCAGTTTGCCAAGCAGCCAAAAAAGGTTGCTGAAAAGATTAAGGGATTTAGATGAAAACCCCAGCTTATGCACGCAAAGAAGGCCAGAACCCAAAGGGTGGCTTGAATGCCAAAGGGCGTGCTGCTGCAAAGGCTGAAGGCATGAACCTAAAGCCTCCCGTTAAGACTGGCGACAATCCACGTAGAGCATCGTTCTTGGCTCGCATGGGTGGCAACGCTGGCCCTGAGTACAAAGACGGTGAACCCACTCGATTGCTGTTGAGCTTGAGAGCTTGGGGCGCATCGTCTAAGGCTGACGCACAAGCCAAAGCAAAGAAAATATCAGCCCGAAACAAGGCTAAAAAATAATGCAAATACCTATCGTTAACGGTATTTACACCGACAACACCCCTGAGCTGCGGACATCGTACCCAGTCAATCTTGTGCCTGTACCAAAACAGTCGGGCATCAGCAATGGGTTTTTAAGGCCAGGCGATGGCATTGTGGCAAACGGAACTGGGCCAGGCACTGACCGTGGCGGCATCAACTGGCAAGGCGACTGTTACCGTGTAATGGGTACAAAGCTGGTTGAGGTCTCTAGCGCTGGCGCTGTCACCATCTTGGGCGATGTAGGTGGGCCAACAAGCCAGCTTGTGACCTTTGATTACAGCTTTGATCTGTTGGCGATTGCCTCGGGTGGGCGGCTTTATTACTGGGATGGGACAACCCTGACGCAAGTCACCGACCTTGATCTTGGCGTGGTGCTGGATGTGGTTTGGGTGGATGGCTACTTCATGACCACGGATGGCGAGTTCTTGGTAGTCACTGAGCTGTCAGACCCCACTCAAGTTAACCCGCTGAAGTACGGTAGTTCAGAGGTTGACCCTGACCCTGTAGTAGCTTTGCTCAAACTGCGAAACGAGGTCTATGCGCTGAACCGCAACACGATTGAGGTGTTCGACAATGTGGGCGGTGAGCTGTTTCCATTCGCACGAATTGATGGCGCACAGATACAAAAGGGCGTTGTCGGCACTCAAGCCTGTTGCGTATTCATTGAGCGCATTGCGTTCTTGGGTAGTGGCAGGAACGAAGCTCCAGGCATTTACATTGGTGCAGCAGCAACCACCCAAAAAGTCAGTACGCAAGAGGTTGACAATATCTTGCTTCAGTACACCGAGGCGCAATTAGCGGTGGTCAAGCTAGAGGCTAGAAACGACAAAAGCCACCAGCACCTTTATGTGCATCTGCCTGACCAGACCCTTGTTTACGATGCGGCTGCATCTGAGGCTTTGCAAACACCAGTGTGGTTTATCTTGGTCAGCACTCTGTCAGGCTTGGCTCAATACCGAGCTAGAAACATGGTTTACGCCTACGACAAGTGGCTGGTGGGCGACCCGCAATCAAGCAACATTGGCTATCTGGTACAGGATACAGGCCATCACTGGGGGCAGCAAGTGCGCTGGGAGTTCGGCACGTTGATCGTCTACAACGAAAGCAACGGGGCGATATTTAACGAGCTTGAGCTGGTCAGCCTGACGGGTAGCATTGCGCTTGGCAAGAACCCGCAAATCAGCACCAGCTACTCATTGGATGGCAAGTCGTACAGCCAAGAAAAGTTTATCTCAGTTAGCATGATTGGCAATACCAAGAAGCGGCTTGCATGGTTCCAGCAGGGTCACATGAGGAACTGGCGCATCCAGCGTTTCCGTGGCGATAGCGATGCCCATGTCTCTTATGTGCGTCTTGAGGCTCAAATTGAACCACTGGCGTACTAATGGCAACCGCACCCATTTCCCGCAAGTTAAATCTAACGCGAGACCAGCTTGCGGAGTTCCTGACTGACCAGCAGCAGATTCGTCAGTTTGAATTGCTGTTTTCCACTGTTGACCAGTTACAGGTCATCACGGGAACGGATTTTGAGTTCCAAGCCGACACCGCAGCCGCCACAGCCAACAGCGCATTGGCCCAGCTTGCTGCACTGGCTCAAGAATCAGCTATTAACTCTGCGATAGCTGAGAACAAAGCAAACCAAGCTCTGGCGTTGGTAGATAAGCTAAATAAAGCCATTGAGGGCTTGCAGATGACCCCGCCGCCAAGGGAGTTCAAACGGGCAAGATATGGGTCGTTTTACGACACCACTACTCAGACGGCCACGACCATCAACACCGCCAAGGCCATCACATTTAACAGCACCGACTTAAGCAATGGCGTGTTTATCGGCTCGCCTACTTCGCGCATCATTGTGGACAGCGAGGGCATTTATAACTTTGATACATCGTTTCAGTTGGACAAAACCACAGGCGGCACGGACGAGTTCTATTTTTGGTTTCGCCTTAACGGAACTGATGTGCCAGACAGTGCTAGCCAGATCAGGATTCAGGGCAATAACGCTGAGATATTTTCATCGTTAAATTACTTTTTTGACCTTAAGGCGGGGGATTACGTTGAGATGATGTTTTCAACCACCAGCCTGAGCGTTGAGTTGCTTTCTGTTGTCGCAACACCCCCAGTTCCAGCTATTCCGTCCATAATCCTGACAGTTTCAAACAATATCGGAGGTGTCCAGTGACCGTCATCATCAAAGTGCTGATTCCAGCCAAGCAAGCTGAGAACAGCCAAACCACCCAATACACAGCCACTAACGTCAAGGCCATCATTGACAAGTTCACTGTGACGAACACCAGTGGCAACAATGTGACTTTTAGTTGCAACTTGGTCACTGTTTCAGGGTCAGCGGGTGCATCTAATCTGATTATTGATGCACGAACTATCGTGCCAGATGAGACCTACACATGCCCCGAGCTGGTGGGTCAGGCATTGGACGTTGGTGGTTTTATATCTACGCTAGCAGGGGCTGGGACATCCCTGACCATCCGCGCATCAGGCCGAGAAATTTCATAAGGAGCACAGCATGAAAGAATTTATGATGATTCCACGGGGCTTTAATGGCTTGCCGATGGATGAGGGTTTTGTTACCACAGCAGAGAACAAAAAGAACTATGCAGTCGCAGTTGCTGACTGGAACTATGGCCCTGAAATGCCCACCAATGAGACTGGCGCAAACAAAGAGTTCTACGCTGGGCTGGCAGAGGCTATGCAGTGCGATGAGAAGGACGCAAGGCGCAAGCACTGCTCAAACTGCGAATATTACGATAACAGCCTGATGACCCAAGTCAGGATTGAGCGCATCCCAATGGCAGCTTATGACAAGGGCGCAGGGTTCAGGGGTCACTGTGAGAAGCTGAACTTCATTTGTAACGATATGCGGGTTTGTCAGGCTTGGGAAGACAGAGAGATGGACGATTGACCTTTTGGCAATTTGTGCGAAAATCAAGCCGCTGAGTCTATCTGGCATCCAGCGGCCTTCCCTATTTAGGAGTTGTGCATGACCGATGGACTGCGAGAGAACCTGACAAAGGTTTTTATGCTGCCTACGCCTGCCGTAGAGTGGCTGCTCATGGTCTTTAACGCTATCCAAGTCTTTGATGATGTTGCCGATGGCGACCAAGTAGCACGGGAAGACCTCAATGCGACCATCTGGAACACCTTGGTGGGTATGCACCAGAACGCCTTTTTTATTGCCAACAGTCACCATCTAGTGCCTTTGCTGGCTACTGCCATTCTCAAGTGGCAAGCATCGGATGCACAAGAGCGCGATGGTCAGGCAGATGCAAAATCATTTGTTTGGAGAGCTGGATATTACGACTTAATTTTAATGACCCTCTCGCTAGTGCATGGGGCTGGATACGCCACTAAGCACGGTCATCATGTGATGGCTTTGTACGGCGAGAAATTTGAAGACTACATGAAGGAGTTTGGCAATGCCTGATCCAGTCACGGGAGTAACCGCAGCCGCAACAATCATCGGCGGCTCAATGCAGGCCGATGCAGCCGAGAGCGCAGCAGCATCACAAGCAGGCTCTGCTCGAGCAGGCATTGATGAGCAGCGCCGACAGTTTGACTTTATTCAAAACTTGCTAAAGCCTTATACAGAGGCAGGTGTTCCAGCACTTGAAGCGCAGCAAGCGTTTCTCGGTTTGCGAGGACCAGAGGCTGAACGCGCAGCCATTGAGCGTATTAGCGGCGGCCAGCGTTTCCAAGAACTAACTCGTCAGGGTGAAGAGGCTTTACTGCAAAGAGCATCAGCTACTGGTGGGCTTCGTGGCGGCAATGTTCAAGCAGCACTTGCTCAGTTCAGGCCACAGGTGCTGAATCAACTTATTGAGGAGCAGTATGGGCGCTTGGGCGGCATGACCACATTAGGCCAACGCTCTGCGGCTGGTGTCGGTGATATTGGCTTTAAGACAGGCGAAAACGTGGCGACATTGATGGGTCAAGAAGGCGCAGCGATGGCCCGTGGTGACATTGCACAAGCTAAAGCCTATGCCCCGATATTCAACTTGCCCGGACAGTTTATGGGCGGTTCTCGCGGTGGTTTTGGTAGTAGTTATGGCGGCGGTCAAAGCGGGATGTATAGCGACCCCACAATGATTCCAATGCAACCTGGCGGCGGCTTTTAAGGATTGATTATGGCAATCGGACAACCCCCAACAGTTGATTACAACATTGACGTACAAACCCCGTTTCAAGCGGCGGTACAAGGCTTGCAGTTTGCTGCAGGCCGTGAAACCCTTGAGGCTGCGAGAAGCCAGCGTGATGTAGAAGCTCAAGCAAGACAGACAGCATTGGCACAGCAGCAGCAGTTTCAGTCTGGCCTAAATTCTTTTTTTAGGAAGCCACCTGCTGAGCGCAGAATTGATGAATTGCAACCTTTGCTGATAGGCGCAAACAAGCAGCAGTTTGATGCACTCAAGCTGATCGGTGAAAACATGGGTGCAGCGCAAAAGCAAGGTGCTCAACGATTCACCAGCGAATTATTACTCTCACTAGAAGCCGCCCCAGAAGTAGCAAAAACAATGCTGCAAGAACGCATTGGTGCAGAGCAAGACCCTAATCAAAAACGTGCATTAGAAACCATCCTCAAGATTGCTGAAGTTAGCCCCACTGAAGCAGCTAATAGAGCCGAAGCACTCG